TTTCGATGTAACGCCCTCGACGGGGATATCGTAATACTGCGGATACACCGCGCCCTCTGTGCTGTCCGTCTGCCACCCCGTGGTCGGGATGGTGACGGACACGGCCAGTGGCTTATTCGCCTTCATCTGGTCTACTTCCTCAAACAGGTCGGCCGTGGTCGATGCCAGTTCCTGAATATGCGTTGCCACATATGTTCTCACCCGCGCCAGGGCGGTTTTGATTTGCGATGTAAGGGTCAGCCCCATGCTTGAATCACCTCCTGTATTTTCGGGACAGGCTTCCCATATCCCACCCACCCGCCTGTCCTACCGGATCAGATCAGGCAGTGGGGAAAACCTCGTTCAGCATCTCAGTGACCTCGTCGTCAGAGGCAACCACCATGCCGTCCAGCTTAGACTTGTCGGCCTTGCTCATCAGGCCGTCGGCCTGCGAAGTGGCGGGGCCGTAGGTGGTATCCTGGCCAGGGATGCCGAGGGCGGTGATGTCGTCCTTGGTGACGGCAGTAACGTCGGTCACATGGCCCTGGTTATCCACAGTGACCTTATAGAAGCCGCTGGCGTGGGCGCTATGGGTCGGGTGGCTGTAGTTGCTCAGGCCGGCCAGCTTGCTCTTCTCTGCGTCGGTGTAGTTGTTATCCGACAGCACCTTGTCGCCGTCCTTCTGGACGTAGTTGGACAGGTCAACGGTGGTGTCGTCCAGCAGAACGACCTCGCCCTCAACCTTGGCGTAGATGTCGTAATGGCCGGTGCCAGAGTTCATCACGAGGTACAGCACGTTGTCCTTCGCGGTAGCGGCCTCGGGGATGGCGTCCGCCTTCTCGAAGTGGGCGTGGCCGGTGGCGGCAATGGCGGTCTGGATAGCCTGCGTCACCTGAACGTTGGTCTGGAAATTGCTGTCGTTGGTCAGCTGGCTGACCTTGGTGGGGATACTCGCCTTGACAGCGGCGATTTCCGCCTCAGCCATAACGGCAAGGTCCTTCAGATGGCCGAGATTCATCAGTTTGGTTTCGTTGTAAGCCATAAGTAATATCCTCCTATTTTTGCTTGGTGTGATATTTAGGTCTGATTTCAGGCGTTGTCTTCGCCAAAAACTTCTCCGAGCATTTCTGCAACCTCATCATCCGATGCGACCTTTGCGGCCACGAGGGCCGCCACGTCTCCCTCCAGATCCCCGGTGCCCAGGGCTTCCAGGTCGCCGACTTGCATTCTTGATCTGGTAGATGGTGGACACGCCGCCTTCGACGACGGCAATGACCTGCCCGACGTAGGCCGTGGGGTTGCTCTGGGCATAGGTCTGCGCATCGCTCATGGAGTAGAAGATGGAGCTGTCATCCAACGGGAAGGCGTCCTGCCGCTTCATGCCGAGGGGGAACTCCATCTTGGAAAAGCTCTTGTCAGAACCGTTGATTGCCATGGTCTATTCCTCCTTTCCTCAGCCCAGCGTGACCTTGAGCACGGCCGGGTTCTCATAGGCGACGGCCGGCTCGTACACCCACACGTTGTAGTCCACGGCGGTGTAGCCCTCCGCACCCTCGACCGGCACGATGCTCTTGGCAAAGGTCGAGGTGACGTCGGCGTTCATGGCGGTCTCGTTGATGACCTTGGTGACGCCGGTCTTGCCCGCAATGCAGGCGACGACAACGCGCTGCGCCCCCGCCGGGATGTTGATGGTCAGGGTGCCAGCCGCATACGGCTTGCCGGTGGGGGTCAGGGCACGGATGGCCGCGCTGTCCAGCGTGGGCTTGTCCGTAGACGCGCCGTAGAAGACGTTGCGGAACGGGGTATACGCCCCGGTTTCCTTGGTCTTGGTGCCGGCCGCGATGCTGACAGCGGGGTCAGAATCGCTGCCCAGGTTGTCCTTCGCGGTGACGCCCGCGCCGTGGGTGACGGTCAGCTTGTACTTCAGGCTGTTGACAACGCCCTCGCCGCCCTGGTCGCCGATCTGGAAGCCCGCGCCGCCGTTGTTGTCGGTGCCGGCGGTCAGGGATGCGGCGTCCTCGCTTGCCACCTGTACGGTGCCCTGGTCGGTGATCCGCTCTACCTTCCAGTTGGTGGCCACGACGCCGGTATTGTCCGGGCCGTACTGGTAGCTGCCTTTGTTGAGGGTGGCGGCAGTGTAGCCTGCCTGCGCCAGCTTGGTGCCGGCCTCCACCGCTTTGGCCCCGGTCAGGGCAAAGCCGCTGATGCTGGGCTGGGTGGGGGTGCCGGGCTGCAGGCGCTTAGACAGCATCTCGGTGAGCACATCGGCCACGCTCTTGCCCTTGGCGGGCAGAGTGGCGGTGCCGTTGGCGCTCTTGGTGATGTTGCCCACCTGGCTGTAATTGCCTGCGAGGATGATGTCATCCCGCAGCATGACCTTGTTGGCATCCACCGGGCCGGTCACAGCCTCCCAGTCGGTGCCGGTGTACTGGTAGGACGATTTCTCGTAAGTAACAGCATCCACGATGGTCGTCACCAGGAATACGTCGCCGGCCTTGGGCGTCACCTCGCTGTGCTGGGCGAAATACGCCTCGATGACCGCACTGTCGGCGGCCTCAAGGTCGGTCTTAGTGCCGGTATACAGCGCACCGCCGCCCAGCCCGGAAAGTGCCTCGGCCAGCGCTTCCTCGGTCACATAGTCGTCCAGACTGACGGTGGTATCGTCCAGCAGCTCCATCGCGCCGTCAATCTTGGCGTAGATGTCGTAGTGGTTGGTGCCGGTGTTCTTTACCAGGTACAGCACGTTTTCCTCAGCCGCGGCGGCCTCCGGCACGGCATCCACTTTCTGGAACTTCGCGTGGCCGGATTTGGAAATCTCCGTCAGGATCGTCTGCTTTACTCTCAGCAGAGAGCTTTTCAGCGCGGCAACATCAATAATGCCGTCTTCGCTATAAGCCATCTTTTGTTTCCTCCTGTCTTCTAGCTTTTAGGCTTGTCCCTCAACGGGAAGCACTTCGTTCAGCATTTCTTCCGTATCAGCGGGCGACGCAAACGCATCCTCCGGCAATCCTGTGCCGGTATACGAAAGCGTTCCATCCGCCGTGGTCGAGAAGCCTTCCCCGAGCTTCACGCCGCCGAGGCGGTCCTTGGTCGCTACAGGCAGCACATATGTACCACCACCTCCTCCTGTGCCAGACCCGGAACTGGACAGCAGTGCAAGCGTTGCCGCCATGTCCTGATCCGGCGTATTTCTACTCCAAAACCGCACGGCTCCGGCCGTGACCTTCGACGACGGGCACAGGCCCGCCCGCCGTGCAGTTTCAAGCGCTTCTTTATGCAGAGCCACTACAGGAAACTGTTCTTCGGCTGCTTCTTCCACAGCAACGTCCAAGAACATCCGGTACTCATCCATTCCCATGCCGGACAGTTCGCCGTCTTCATCCCAGGCCCAGCCTTCTGCGGGGATCGTAATCTCTTTGAGAATGGCAGAGCCAATAGAACCTGATACCTGCGCCACAGCCTGTGACACGGCCTGTTCGATTGCCTGCCCGATGATAACTGCATGAGCGCCTGCATCCTCGTCGTGTTCTCGGATGAGTTGCTTCACCTGTTCCAGGCTGACGCGGCTCCCTGCCGTCACGTTTACCGTGATGTTGGCTTTGTTCGAGATGACCAGCACTGCATACAGGTCAAGCTCAAAGTCCGGGTTCTCGACTTCAGACGGCACTTCGATGCCCGGCTCATCCTGCATGATGAAGATCAGCTTCTTTTCTCCGTCGCTGTCCAGGTGTCCGAATACGCCCACCTGATGGATTTTGCCGGTCGTTTCCACTCCCTTGTTGGTGATCTGAATGCCAATTCTTTTGGCTCCGCCGTCCTCTGTTTCGACATCCTCGATGCTCAACAGGCCGACAGTCCGCCGCTCTCCCAGAACGTCGGTTGCATTTCCCAGTTCGGCCTCTTCGGTCATCTCAGTGCCAGTGACGGCTTCGTCGATGGTCAGTTTCCTGCCCGTCAGCGTTTCGGCCAGCATCTCGGCGCCAGCCTTTGTGTAAGCGGACTGTTTCCAGGCCATTGTGTCATCCTCCCTTTACTTCGACCGTCATGCGCTGTTCGATGCCCGCTTCCTTTGTTCCGGCATGGCCGCGCACCACAATGTCTTGTTGTTCGATTCGCCCGCCGATCTGCACGCTCATGCGTGTTACGCCGCCGGGCGAACGGGAGGCGGCATAGCCTTTCATGACAAGCTCTTTTTGCTTGATTTCGCCGTGGATCGGCACGGTCATTCGGGCCGCTTCGCCAGTCTTTGTGCCGTCAGTCACTACCGTCATCTTGGGCCACACAGGTTCGATCCGGCCCGGCAGGATCACCGTCATCCGCCCAGCCATACCCAAGGCCGTGCTCGCTGTGTAAGCGGTCACGGCTTTTTCTGCCGTAACAGTAAAGCGGATGTGCTCAAGATGAGCTGTCATCCGCTTGTAGATCTTGGTAATCCTCTTGATTTCGGCTATGCTTGGTTGCTCCCAGCTGTCCGATATATCGCACTCTACGATGAAGTGTCCCGGCGTCCCGCCGTAATCGTACCACTCAATGATTTTGGAACCCGGATAGATGGACCGCAGCGCCGTCTCTGTCGCCCAGTCGGTGCCATAAAAGCGCCGTACCTCAAGTGCCGTTTTGATAACGCGGCGCTTGGTTTCCAGCGGCCAGCCCTGGTTATACCAATCAACTTTGAACTGCACAGCCAGGACGTCCAGCACTTCTTCGCTCACATCGTCGAGGTGAGTGTAGATGCGCAGCTTATCCGCATATCCCAGCGTCTTGAGCTGCATTTGGACATACACTTTTTCCAGCACCTTGACCCACGGCGTATCCGCCGGGATGGGAGGCAGGCCGGCCAGAAGTCCCGTCATGCGCAGTTCATCAGTCATCTTCCATCCCTCCGTAGGTCACATTGCAGCTTGTCAACTTCGCAACCTGGATGCTGGACACCTTTGTGTTGACCGGCGCCGTCAGGGTGGGACGCTTGGCACCGGCCTGCCTTACCCTCTTGATAAGCTCTGAACTGTCAATGTCGCGTCCAATCTTCCGTTGCCACAAGATGTAGTCCTGTACCGCTGTATTTACGTTGGCCTGGATGGTCGTCGCGCTCTTGGCATTGCTCGATGCGATGTAGTAGGTCAGCGCAATGCTGTACTCCACCTCCTGCGGAGCATGGGTTTTCACAAGGTCCCCCATCGGTTTGCGCACTCCCTCAAAATACCTCTCAAGCTCTGCGCACTCTTCCTCAGTGGGGAGCCGTCGTTCATCTTCCATCAGGAAGAAGATATGGACGGTGTAGCCTTCCTCGCAGACGATCTTCTTGTCTGTCAGGTCTGCCCGCCAGCTTGAAGCATAGTATTCGTAGGCATCTTGTGGGCCGGCCACAGAAAAGGCGGACGGCGCAAGGTAGATTCGCCTTGTCAGGCTATCGTCTCCCTCGACGTCCGTTCCGCCGGTCGATTCTGATATGTTGGTTACTTCTTTCATGTACGGGATAGGGTCTACCAGGATGTTGATCTCGCCGGGCGGCAAGCTGTCGCTTCTGGCCCCCGCCTCATCAGCTTGGGCCGTCACATCAGCTGTCAGCTCCCCCGGCATGATCTCAACCAGTTCCACAGTGCGGAAATAGATTCCGTCCCCCGTCCGTACCCTCGTTCCTTCCGGGATGGTGGTAGCACTCGGCCTGACGGCCGCCAGGGTAAAGCGCAGCATGACTGTCGCCCGCCCCGCCGGGAGCCGTCCGATGCCGACCAGTGGGGCCAGGTTGTCCAGCGCTGCCCCGGTGCTGGTGGGCAAAAGCTCTGCTCTCCCCCAGGCGTCCGTGTATTCCATCTGGTGATGGAACCGGTGCGCCATGGTCAGCAGTACCAGATTCGCCACATTGCAGCGGGCCAGCGTATACTCCGAGCTGTTGCCGTTCAGCTCCTTGTCGAACTTTGCGTACAGCTCCCGGCACTGGGCAATCGTTTCTTCTAGCGTCTCGGCCCCAGTGATCTGCACCTCTGGCAAATTTGCGAACTCTTCAATTCGTGACAATGGTATACACCACCTTCGGCGCAATCGTCCCATGCAGCGTATCGTCTTCCAGAAACTCCACGCGCACCACTTTTACCCTCGGTTCATACTCTGCGGTTTTGGCGACATACTCCGCCGTCAGCAGTACCTTGGCTACCTCTGTCGGCTTGTCAAGCACCGCTTCCACGTTGATGCCAAGCCGCCGGTCGCCTTCCTGGCTGCCCATCGGGGTCGTATACAGCACCCGCAGACACTCGTCAATGTCCTGTAATTCTTCCTGCGTTACCTCGTCCGGTGCCACCGATAACGCCAGGACCGTTTTGCTGATGTCGATCATACATACTCCCTGAACGTCAAAGATACTTTGCACTCCATCAGAACGCCCATCCGGCCCACAACGTCCCATGCTTCGCTTACACTCTCGATGGTAAACTTGTTCATGGACAGCGGCGCAAGTCCGATGATGAGGTAGTGCACTTCCCCATTCTCGCTCATTTCCTGAAAGCGGGCCAGGGCTGTGCGAGGGGCAACGCCAAAGGAAGAACTGAGCTGCACGTCCATCTGGTAGCTTTTGAGTTGCGGCCCCAGGTACTGGCTCTTGGTCTTTCCTCCAAGCACGCTATGATCCGCCCAGTCAGCTCCGGTGCTGCCGGAGATGTTGGACGGCGTCAGCACTTGCAGGTGGCTGACGTTGAAAACGATGTCTCCGAACGTCCCTACATACATTCACGTCCCTCCCATCAGAGCGGCGGCGATGTTGGGCTGCCCGGCGCGGACGACGTGTGCACATGGTGGACCAGGCTTATACCGTTGATGACGCAATCGCCGGTTGCGCCTGTAATGTTGACCGTGTTCCCGTCGATCTTGATGTCCGGCGCAGTCATGTTCAGTTCGCTTGCGGCATCCACCGTTACCGTACCGCCGTCAATGGTCACCGTACAGCTGCCCACTTTCAGTACCAGTTTCCCTTTGATGGTGACGTTCGTGTCTCCATCAATGTCGGTCTGCTGGTTCTTTTTGATTTCCACATAGTCGTCGCCTTCTATGTGGTAGAGGGATTCCGGCACGTTGGCATCATACTTCCGGTAGCACTTGCCGTACTCGAGATCGTAGTCCTGCCGGAACAGTCCTTCGTATCCCTCTGGCGGCACGTTTACCTCGTTCCAGATGGTGCCCAGCACAACGGCATCTTCGGGCTGTGCGCCGGGGTGCAGCACAATCAGCAGGTCCCCCACCTTCGGCATGATGTACCGCCGGTTGGAGATGAAGGAGACCTGCTTTGTCACTGTATCGTCGCGGTCTTTGTAGGTCACCTCACAGGTGCCCGCCGGGTAGTCTATGTTGCTTACCCGTCCAAACCGAACTTCGCTTTTCATGCCGTCACTTCCTCCACCTTGCTGGCCTCGATTCTGGTCGTATAGCCAGAATCGGTCAAGCTGTGCTCCATGCTGTCCACAAAGTATTTGCCGTCCATCTTGCCATACCCCGACAGGTTGAAGCACTGGGCCGCCGCGCCGCCGGGGTATCCCATCATCGTGAAGCTGATGGTTGTCGCCCCGTGGTTGGCTTTTGCGATGGCGGCCTCAAGCTGGGCCTGCGCGTCTGCCTCGCTGCTCGCCTTCTGGTTCAGCTTGAGTTGGCGCTCCGGTGTCCCCACTTCCACCGAGATGTCGATTTCCTCCTTCTCGTTGGTGTAGGTGAAGATGCCTCCCGTGTAGGTTCCGGCCAGCGTCGTGTTCCAGCTAAAGCTCCCCCGTTCAACGCAGAGCGCGGTCGGATCGTCCGCCGGTGCTCCCCGGTAAACAGTAAACGCCGCCTCCTTGGCTTTGTAGGCTTCCCGGTCATAAATCCAGAGTTTTTCGGTGTACACCTTCATGCACAAGCCGTATGTCTCACACAGCTTTTGCAGGAAAGCGCTGTCCGTCTCGCTCTGCTCTTTGACTTCGATTTCGTGATCCGTCCCCTCAAATTGCAGCGAGAGGCCGTACCGGCCCACGATTTCCTCTGCAATTTTCTGGACGCTCGTGTTCTTCCAATCAAAGTCCCGCTCCCGCTCACTGAAACTGGTGTCGTTTGGTTTTGCCACCGCTCCAATGTTCAGAACATCCGGCGCATCGCTGTAGCTCAGATCGTCCAGCGTAAATGCCCCGCACTCTGCGCTCAGATCGCGGATGCCGTTCTCAACGCCACCAAAGTTCCAGTCCGTTACGGCGATGGTCGGGTAGAGCTTTGCGCCTTTGTCTGGCATCCAGCTCCCCTTCCATTCCTCCCCGGCCGCGTCAATGCTGATGGATATGCTGTCGCTTTGGCCCTCGGCGCAGTCTTTATAGCTGAAACTTTCCAGAATATCCGAAATATCTGCCGTAATATCCGTATTTCCGTAGATCAGTTGGATACTTGCCCGCCGGGCTTTTTCGCTTATCTGGCCCGCAATGCTCATATCAGCCGCCTCGCTTCCACGGCGGCAGATTTGTGGGTGCCGTCACCGGCAGGGCCGGCGTCGCCAGAACTATGCCGGAGGCAAACTTTGTGGTGGTGATGTACTGCGGGTTGTGCTGCATCAGCCAGTCGGCGTTTGCTTCACTCCCATACACTTCCAGGGCGATGCCGTCCCAGGTATCCCCGCTGATGGTGGTGTACTCAGTAGGCATAGCGCGTCCGCCTCCTTTCCCTCTCGTACTTTGCTATCATCTCCGCGAACTTCCGTTCCATGGCCTCTTCCAGACGCTTGATCTGGGTTTCGTCCACATTGCCATTGACCGTCACCTGCATGGTAAAGTTGATGGGTGGGAGGCTGCCGCCGTTGCCGCTGCCTCTGCCCGTCCCTCTTGGGTTCAGGTCAGGTAGAGCGATGCCGTCCGCGCTTGCCAGGTAGCCAAGGCCGCCGCGCAGCCTTGCGCCCGCCCTGGCCGTCGAGATGAATTTCTGGGCCGATGCACTGTCCGCGCCGGCCAGCGTCATCACGTCGGCGACACGGTTCATCAGCCCGACACCCTTGGTGAAGGCCACGCCGGCGTCGCTGCCCAGCGCAATGCCTGCCAGGGCGGTCAGCCCCAGCATCCGCCCGGTCTGCATCCACAGGCCGATTGCCCGGTCTCTCTTGTCCATCCCCAGCGGGATCGCCATTTCCGGCCCATCCTCGCCAAAGACAGACGGCCTTGTGGCGACGCCGCCCTGCGCGAACTGGGGCAGAGAGACCTCTTGCAGGTTGAAGCCAAGCGTTTTCCCTGCCAAGCCTCCAAACACTGCCGGCCAATCCGGGATTGTAAACGAGAGCGTATTTAGGCACCGAATGATGAAGTTCACCACGGATACGGCCACGTTGGCGATGCTTTGAATCAGCCCGATGATCCCGGTAATGACCGGCTCAACGACCGGCGTCACCGCCTTGACCACATCCACGATGACCTTCACGGCGTTGACGAGCGCTGTGCCCACCAGGCCGATGACAGTGGACAGCAACGGAATGACTGCCGGGAACAGTGTGCCAGACAGGAATTCCCACACTTC